CTTGATCCGATTAATTCTGCAAAAGAAATGTTTACACAAATGAATCCATTATTTAAAGTTCCAATAGAACTTGGATTAAATCACAATGCTTTCTTTGAATCGCCAATTACTAAAGAGAGTGAGAATAGAGTCCTTAAATCATTAGAATATGTAGTTAGTCAAATGGGATTATATCAAGTTGGTAAAGGTGCAGTGCAAAAGAAAGATAGTGACTTAGCATTACATGTGCTAGGTAATACAACTGGTATAAAGTTTTTATCATATGATTATGATACCTATAAGCCAATGAAGATATTAGAAATAATGGATGATATGTATCAAAAGAGAAAGCTTGAAGCTGCTATGAAGAAGTTGGCTAGTGATGGCATATCTATAGCTAAAAGTACAATAGATAGCACTATAACTGATGTTGCTGATGTTGCTTATAATGGTAGACCATTAAGACCAGATGAATATACTAATGCTTTAAGACCTATAACTGAAACAACATATCAATCTTTATCTGATGAGGAGAAGAAGCTATATACACCTCCTAGAGAAGAAGATGCTATGAGATATAGTGCTAAGGCTGTTGAGTTAGAAAAGGCAGCACTACAAGCTACAGGTAAGGCACAGAAATTTATATGGACTATGATTGAAGGTTCTGATATGGGTATTAGAAATGAACCATACAAATTTGTTAGTGTAAGTGAAGTAATTGATGGTGATACTGTAAATGTTAATCTTAATGGTAGAAGTACAAGTATAAGGGTATTACTTTTAGATACTCCAGAAACATCTAAGATTGGTGAAGATGGTGAAACTTATGGAGAAGATATGCCATTTGGACAAGAATCTACACAGTTTGCTAAAGATAAGTTATTTGGTAAAGATGTTAAGCTTTACTTTGATACGGAAGAGAAAGATATGTATGATAGAACTTTAGCTTATATTGAAGTTGATGGAGTTGACTATGCTGAATCTGCAATTGAATCTGGTATGGGACAATTTGGTTATCAATTTGCACCAACATATAAACGTAAAGATGATTATGCAGCTGCACAACAAAGAGCATATCAAGAAAAAAGTGGAATTTGGAGTTTAGATGGATATGCACAACCAGATGGAGAAGCAGAATATTCTTCACAAGTTACTATGGGAGATTATGATGATTGGAAAAGGAATAAAATTAACGAATTATCTAAAAAGAAGAGTGATATGAAGATAAATGCTAATCCAATGGACAATATATTAAAGCAATTGAGGAAATAAGGTAGAAATCTATATAGAGAAGCCACGCAGAGTTGAGCGTGGTTTTTGTTTGTTCTCTATGCAATTGTATTACTTTGCTATTTAAACCCCTTAGGAACGAATCTAGGAGGTCATTTATGCAAACATTTCAATCATATTATTTCTTTCACTAACTTTCTGTGGTTTATAGATTATTTCTACTCTTGGATGTATTTTATCATATTCTACAGCTTGGATTCTTGGAATTATATAATAATCATCATTAAATAATACACCTTCCATTGTATCAAGTAATAATTTTGTTAGATTATGCGAATCACGAATTTTTCTATCTGGCATATAAAATACCATATCAACATAATGCCATACACATTTATCTTCTTTCTTATATTTTGCATCCTTGATTGCTGCGTATAAATACGCTCTGGTTTTAGCAACATATTGTTCTGCTACTTTACTAAGTCTTTTACCACCTCTACCTGTATTTACATACATGTGGTTTATACTTAATGGCAATCCTACTGTAAGTAATAATCTTTGATTTGGATATTTAGGTTCACACCTATATAAATCTTTGTCCTTTTTTGCCTTCTGCTGTATTTCGTACAATATTAAAACCTCCCTTTGTGGCTATTATACCACTAGAGAGGTTGTTTGTCTATTATTATTTACCACTACTTCCCATGCCACCAGTTCTTTTAGTATCTAGCAATTCTTCCATATCAATAGTAAGGAATTTAATAAATACTCCTTGAGCAATTCTATCNCCTTCTTTAAGTTGTATTGTTTTTCCAGTAGTATTGACTAAAGCTATACCTATATTACCATCATTTCCTTTATTGTTATAATATGATGAGTCTATTATACCTACATTATTACTTAACATTAATCCTTGTTTTATTGCAAGAGAAGAACGAATGTATATTTGTAATAATTCATCTTCTTGCATATAAGCTTTCACATCAGTAAAAACTATTGTTTTCTGCATTGGAGATAATGTTAAATCACATGGCATGTAAAAATCATATCCAGCAGACTTTTCATCAGCACGTTTAGGTAACTTTACTTCTTTAGGGAATATTACCTTTTTTTTCTTTTCATCTGTATATACTGTATGATGTGCTTTATGTTCTTCTTGAACTTCTTCAAAACCTCTTAGTTTTGTTAACTCTTGTTCTAAATTTCCCATTATTTAATCTCTCCTTCTAAAGTTTGTTTTAACTTGTAAGTGCATCGGATAATCTTTAGCTATATGTCTTAATCCTATTTCTAATGTTCTAAATAATGCTACTTGTATATCACTTGGACTATCCACTTCAAATGATACCCACTTAGAAGTGTTATATGCTTTACCTCTACCATTTAACTCTGCTGATATGGCTATAGTTTGAGATAAGGCAGATATTGCAGCACATACAATATCATATCCCTTATCTGCATATTCTGCATGTCCTGTTAATATAAATCCTTGATTTGATATATAAGCTTCTACCATAAGTCATATTTTATACTTATTAGCAATATTGCACTTGCTGTGAATGAAGTTAGTGCTATTACTCCAAACACTCCAAAGAAATTCTTTATTAATATTAACATTGAACCGAAAAATACTATCATACTTATTAATGTTACTAATCCTACTAATCCTTTTAACATAGGAAACCTCCTAATATCATATACCTCATGTTCCACAATCTGCGTGTTCTAAATCTTGTTCTATTTCTTCTGATTCGAGGACATGCAATAAATCTATACTGAAGTCTTGCATTTCTTCTAATCTTGTTTCATATTCTTCTTCATCTATTTCTTCATATGGCATAAGTTCATAGTTTCCACCATCATAAGCTAAAAAAGCTACACCTATGAAATCATCCCACTTATCATAAACTATATTTGATGCTAAATCCCATTCATCATCTTTAACAGTTATTGTATTAGATGAATTATGTGCTGTATAGTTTTCTTGGAAGTTGAAATAGGTATCAAATTGTTCTTGTAGTGTTTGTTCTGCTCTAGTATGTTTAGCTGGAGATTTTATAGGAAACTCTACAACTAATGTTTTAGCATTTTCTATAGTTGATCCTGTTTCTGGTAGTACACGCCAATTAAGTTCTTTTGCAGCTAATGCTAGAGGATCATTTGCATTGATACGAATACGTCTTATGAAGTATGGAGCATGCGATACATGTAATCCACTACTAACTCCTCCAGCTACTTGACTAAGAGTACCTTCTGGTTTAACAGTAGTTACTAGTAGTGGAGTAGGTATACGTAATATATATGCATATCTAATAGCTTCATTATGTGCAGTTTCAGATAACATATTCATAAGGTTTGTTTCTTGATCTGTATCATACATTAATGCTTCCATAGCATCCTTCCAACCTGTTAATGATGTGCCAACTAATCTATCTCTTTTGTGGATTACATCCCATTCTGGTAATTCCAAATCAATACAAGTCATTCTTATACCAGCACGTGTAGATAATGCTTGTGCTTCCATAAGTCCTTGAAAGTCTAGTAGAGGTATGTCTTCATTAAACCTTACAAAAGCCATTACATTAACTGTAGTTAGGTTACATACACCTTTGTTATCTAGTATTATTTCTACACATGGATTAAATCCTTTTCCATTAGGTCTACGCTTTTGTGCAGCTTCAAGGTTAACAAACCCAGGTTCACCAGTTTCTTTCATTATTGCAAATACCATATCAAGCATTTCTTTAGATGGTTTTTCTCTAAACATTATTGAGTTATTAGACATATATCTATGTGTCATATTCATTCTATCTTGTTGCTTATATACATCATCCCACCATGTAGGTAAAGCATCTATAGTGTATAGTTTTTCACCTATTGATTTGTGTATGTCTAAATCTTTTATTCCATTTATACCATATTTAGCTAGTATAACTTCCCAATCATCCACATCACATAAGAATATTTCAGCAGTTCTTCTTACCGTTGCATTCAACAGATTTCGTTAATCTCTGCCAGTTCTCTTATGAACTTCTGCATATTACTATGCAGACTAGACTATATCTTTAGCTTTCGCTACTCCCTGTTTCCATCCACTTAGATGTACGCTTTTCAGCTAGTCGTTACAGGTTGATAATGTTCAACAAGTGCTCCTTGGTATTCATCATTTTTTGACTTCTTCTTATAATCCAAAGTTCCTTCTAATTTACTTACTCTTGTAAAAGCTATTCCGAATTTCTTTTCGCATTGTTTATAAAGTAGTATTTCTTGTGAACCATCAGCGTATGTTATTAAGAAAGGCGTTTTGTTTGGTGCTAATAATCCTGTTTTACCATACATGGCATTGTCTTTTCCGTAGAAACCTTTACCATACATAGGATTATCCTTGCCAATCATTCCTTTTGAACCTATTTTTGATTCGGATATTTTCTTTTTGGTTTCTTCTGTATGTGTTCTACCATAAAAACCATTTTCCTCACCATTAAAACAAATTCCTTCTTTACCGATTTCAATTCCTCCATCAATAAAGTTGCGTTTAGCTTGATTTGTTTTTTTAAGTTCATCAATTCTTTCCTTTTCACACAATAACGCTTCATTATTACTTAACCCTTTTTTTACGAATCGAACTTCACACTTATTTGAGTTGTAAACCTCTGTAAAACCTCGGCTTCTTGAAGTTAATGCTGAATATCTGTAGTTTTTGCCCTTACCTACATAAAACACTTCTCCAGTTTCTACAATATAATACTCGTAAACATAATACATAGTATCAGCTCCTTTGGTAGTATTATATCACAATCTCTGCTGTTCGTCAAACATTACCCTTCCCTCGGTATTGTCCTATTTGATAGGAGTTTCACCGATAAAAAGGAGTGTTTTTTTAAGTTGGAAGCATTTATGTCTACCACCAACAACTACATTGTTTCCAATTAGATTGCATATATCTAATATATGAATTGGGCGTACATAGAATCTATGTGTTTCTTCTTGTGTGCTTATTGCACTCATATACATTTGTTCTAAACTACTATCCATTTTATCTTTAAANACTTTATCAATACCTGCAAACATATCTCTTAAAGGTTCATA